CCCTAAATAAGTATCAAAAGTTTTTATTAGTTTTTTATCTGGATGTTTTCTCAGAAAATCCAAAACAGATTTTATTGCGTGGTATTCTGATAAAAAATTTGGTGGATATTTAACTGGATGTAGGCATCTGCACTTAGTTTTATCACAAACGGCGTGCCCAATTTCGTGAAGCAGACAGATAATGGTTGTTTCTCTGTCCATACCCTTTTGAATTTCTATTAGAGGAATTTTTTGTCTCCACGCCCCACTATATGCTCCATTGCAATCAGATAAATTTGTATATACAATTTTTACGGGTGAAAGTTTTTCAATTTCTTTTAATTCAATCATCAGATAAATCAACCTTTACTGGAGATTTTTTAGACTTGGCAAACTTTGCTCTTGTAAATTTTGGGTCATATTCCTCCCAGTCAACATCTTCTTTGTGAACAATCATCTTGCAAGGAAAGAGATAATTATAGAGGTCAAGAAGCTCTGCCTTGCCTAAATGGTCAAGGGCGGTTTCTATTTCGTCAAGTAAATCAGATTTTTTTAGTTTCATATATAATTACAGGCCACTTCTCGGCGTGGCCAAGCCATTTTTAGGAGGAATAAACTATCTGTCTCAAAATGATTCTTACCCATTTTAGATTATCAAAAAGTGTTGCCTCAATCAAATTGTCTGCTTCCTCAAGGGTCATTTTTATTTTCTCAACAATTCAGGGTTCTCATAGATGTTGCCAATAGCCTCAAGAAATCTATGTTGAGTTTTCAAGTAATCATAGGATTCATCGTCGCCTTTTACAATAAATCCAGAATCCTTGTATTCAATTATCCCTTCTCGATGAAACTTATTCTTGTACCCACATTCTTTTTGTGCAATTATATCCCCCTCGTATATTTCCTTCCCGTTCTTGTCGAGTAGGCCGGTGAATTCCATAAGGACTAAATCATCGTGAAATGTTGTAATTTCTTGTTTGTCAATACAACCCACAATAGCAAATATACCGTCTTCTCTTTGAGATAGTCGATACAAGTCCTCACTTCTGACCATTTGTTTAGTTTTTTTATCCCACGCTCTGAATTTTATATCTCGCATTATTTCCCCACAATTTTAAGCAAATGTTCTGCTATCCCCCTTAAAATGTTTTCAACCCCGGCGAGCCATACTAAAACCGCTACAATTACAACAAGTTCAGCACGATATAAAAAGCGTTTTATCATATTATACCAGCCCGGCATCAACCTTTAGGCCAACATAGGGTTTTGTGGTTTTGTTGTGCCGGGCGTTCCCCCCTCAAAAGTGCTTTTTGTTTATAATGTAGCAATATCCCATCTATCCTGTTTAAATACTGTTTGACAATCCAAGCATAATGTAGCATCTTCTATAACCCTGGCCTCGGTCGGGTCAACTACACATTGACAAACATCACAAAGTAAAATGCCTTCCTCTTTTTCGTCCTCTGTTTCATATTCATCATAAGTATATTTGCCAAAATATGCCCTTGTAAAGCCAAAACTGTATTGCTTATTTGAAAACCAGCAACCGTCTTTCCACTCTCCGGCTGATTCATTTATAATGCAATAGTGTTCCTTACTCATAAAAACAAATTTTGAGTGTTCCTCTTTTGCGTAGTTTTCTAATAATGTCAAAATAGCTGTATTTGCAAGCCAACCCGCCGGAAGTCCAGCAATAACCTTTTCACAAAATAAAGCTGTATCGCTCATTGTCGAATTTTTTGGTGTGCAATACTTACTTAAAATACCGTTGTGCATAACTCCAACATCATTTACAACAAAGGGGTGCATCATATCAATTGCGTGCTTATCTCCGTGCGTTGCAAGTCGAAAATGAACAGCAAATAGGGTGTTCGGGTGTTCACGTTCACAATTTCTAAACCCCTTGTAGAAATCCCTAAAACTTGTAAAACCCTTTTTGACAATCAACCTATCAGCAACAAACATAAAACCAATACCATCAGAATTTTCAAGAAAACCTTTTGAAAGTTCTTTGCGTGTAATATGTTTATCCGGGGGTTTTACTATTATAAGGCACATAGTTTCCTTTTTACCATAAAATCCAATAGGTTCGGGTATTCCTTGCGTTCCCGTTTTACATAGTCAACAAAGTTTTCAATTGTCAACGATTTTAGACTTTCCAATAACGAAACTTCTCCAAGTTCTAAAGTCCATTTATAAACAGCTTGACAAAATTCCACATTCTTACAAAAACTTTTTAGGTTCAAAGTGCCTTTGAAAATCCGCACTTCATAAGTATTTTTATTTTGAGTATTGACGGCTGTATAACGTCCAAAATCGTTACCGTCTTTCACTTTATATACTAAGTCTTTTGTTTGGGTGTCCCACAGAGACGACCACTGATTCATTTGGTCTCTAAGACGCTGGCTGATTTTCAAGATAAAAGACTTGTTTTCCTCATTTAAGTAAAAAAATGTTAAAAACCTAAAAAAGTGCAAAGTCGAAAATGCTGTTTTTGACAAGTGTATATGTATCCCGCAAGTGCTGGTCTCATAACTGCTAAACTTTTTACTTCTTAACCGTCCCAACATAGCTGAAAATTCGTTTAAGTGTTCATTATACCACAACCAGCTAAACGGCATAGTAACTATTTCAAAACCATTATTTATACTGCTGTCCTCTTTTGCGTATGTCCAGTCCGGCAGGTGTCCGACAATACAATCATAATCGCTGCCGTATGATTCGACTTCTAACTCTATACCAAAAAATAACGGGTTTTTAGTGTCTTTTTCACTTTTGTAAAAAGTCAGTCGTGGTTTATAGTCATGGTCATGTATATTTTCATTATCTTGCGGATAACAGTTTTCGCAGTAACATCCATCTTGGCCCTGGTGGTATCTCAAGTCGTCATTACAAAAAGTTTTACTACAACCATCACAACAGCCAAAATTATCATCAAAACAGCTTTCACAATAATAATCTCCGTCAAATTCCTGCAAATCATCTAAAGCTACTAAATTTTCACAATGTTGGCAAAACCCAAATTCCTCATCCCGGCACATTTCACAGTAGTATTCGCCGTCAATTTCTGTTAAGTCATTATCCAAAAACAGACTATTACAACCAAAACAAGGTATATGTTCTGGCCTACATTCCGGGCAATAGTCCGTCCCGGATATGTTCAATAACCTGTTTTGAGCAGTTTTGGCGTTACAGTTCGGGCAGTTCATAGTTATTTTGGTTTATATCTTATGCACTGGTCCAGAATGGTCTTTTTTGGCTGATGATAGACACATTCTTTATTGTAATATTGGCAGTTTTTACAGTTTATAGGTTTTTTCATATTTCCTCCTATATTTGACTACATCATACACAAATAGGCCAACAAAGTCAAGATAAAAATTTCTTTTTCAAACATTTTCTTTAATCCCTTAATTGACAATACTTTACATTAAAAAGTCGGGGGTGAAAATCAAGTTAGTGCATACTATAAATAACTTATTCTGTATTATACCGCCGGGCTGTTAAGCCCGGCTGAAAAAGAGGAGTAGTGAAGATTATTCCAACGGTTTTGTTTGCATCTTTGTAAGCGTCCTCCCGCCGCCACATTCCGGGGTGTTCTTAACTTCACAGTCCTTACAGGCACTTAATCCGTTAAACTGTATCAACCAGCAATCTGATGTTAATGTGTTTTGGTCTATTTCTTTTGATTCAGTGATAACAACCTTATTGTCTTTCACGACCGCTTTTTGGTATAACATTCTATTTCCTCCTAAAAAGTGTTATCTAACCTGTTTATAATATCGCCTATCTTCACCACAAAGTCAAGAAAAATCTTGTAATTATGTTAAAATTCTTTTATAGGACGTTGTTAATAGTCCCCTGTAACAGTACTAACAGCAATATTATATAATCACCCAATATCACCCCGTTGTATATGTTTATATAACCCCTTGTTGCATCAATAGTTATAGGACGTTGAGGCAAGAGACCGGGGAGGGGGGACGCTGTAAATAAGGAAATAAAGAGGCGGTAAGCCACTGAAACATTTTTATATAATTTTAGAAAATTTAGTTATCCTCTCAAGATTCTCTTGCATATTCAACTTTTTATATGCCCTTCTTACTTTCCATAGAAAATACCATTTATTATACCAGTGTAGTTTCTTTTGTCTATAATAACAATCAAACTTCATTTCACGCCGCCTTCTTTTTATATAAGTTGTTTATTTACAAAGAATTAGAAAAATTTACATATATAATCATATAGTTTTTTAATACATTTATCACATATGGGTTCTGTATAATCTATAGTTAATTTTCCAAAGGATAAAAACATAACAAATGAGCGTCCTTTTGCTGGTATTCTTCTTTTATTGCAGATATTGCATTTTATTTTCATAAACCCCCCATTAAATAGTCCTAAAACACGCCAGAATCACTAAGGATTGATTTTTACCTAATAATGTCTATACTCATACCCTCATCTATCATATTGTTGTTTATCACTACCTCTGCCCAGTCCTTATCTTTATTCTTTTCTGCCAGTTTCATCCACGCCTCAAAAGGTGTTTTTCCTTCTTCTTCAAACACTATATTGACCCTAAATCTAAATTTTCCCATTTTTAGTCCCTTTTGTCATAATTAGTAAAAAATAAGGTAAATAACTACACAATAAAAAATCTCTCATCTACCAATGCCATTAAAAATACTGCCCATTGTAGTTGACCTAACCTCATTCAATTCTCCCATCAAAATAGATATTTCTTTGTTTCTCTCCAAGTTCTACAAAGTTTCCAATTTCCATAAGTCCCTAAGTTCCATTGAAATAAATAGTTTAATATTGTCCAAGAAAAAGCGTTGTAATCCTCTCTTTTAGGTTTAGTAATCAGTGGAAATCTACAAACAAACAATGCTTTCAATGGTATCCATTTCTCTATTTTCAATCGTCTAAATCTCATTTTATAATCCCATCAAAAAATATTGTAAATTCACAATCTTGGAACGGTGATGAGACCTTGTTTTTGACACATTTTGCCTTCACCACCATTCCAACAACCTCTTTCTTTTCCTCCTTGTTGCCTTTCCTTGACAGACGCAAACGAACTGCTGCGTAAAAAGGCAGGGCAAGACCTCCGGCGGTGGTTTCGGGATTTCCCCACATTCCTATCTTCATCCTGATTTGGTTGATAAAGATAACCACAGTCTTGCTTTTTGAGAGAGAGGCGGCAATCATTCTCATTGTCTGACTCATCAATCTGGCCTGTAAACCAATATTTGCGTCTCCTATTTCCCCCTCAATTTCCGCCTTTGGAACTAAAGAAGCCACATCGTCCACTACAATCACTTGAAACTGTTCAGACTCAATCAGGCGTTTTAGAATATCAAGGGCTTTCTCGGCATAGTCAGGTTGGGTCAGAATCAACTTATCTGTGTTCACCCCGAGTTTTCTGGCCCAATCTAACTCAACGGCGTTTGCCATATCAATAAAGGCACATTTTCCCAGTTTTTGACCAGAGGCAACCACCTTGAGAGAAAAGGTTGTTTTACCACTTCCCTCTGGGCCAAATACCTCAATAATCCTTCCCTTTGGACATCCACCACCTATTATTGAATCCACAGGGGTTTCAGAGGGGATAAATTCAACTTTGAGATTTTCCTTGTCAGATATTTCAAAAATGGTTCTCTCCCCATAATCAGAATTTATTTTGGCCAAAGTTGATTTTAATTGGTGCATAATTTATCTCATTTTAACTACAATTTCCCCAGATACAGGACGGGTATTTCTAAGAGTGTCCTGTCTTACGGAACTAATCAATTTTGTTGGCCGGACTATTACACTTCCCGGAGGGGGTTTTATCATTTAAGTTTTTACCTGTTTCACGTTTATATCTTTTTTCATAGTATCTATATTCTTTCTGTCTTTCTTTCTCGGCCAACTGTGTTAAAGGTGGTTTTATTTTCAAGAAACAACAGTATTTGAACTTAATCTTTGAACCACAGAGGCAAGGTTCATTTCTTCCAATGGATATATTTCTATGAATTGGTTGTGTTATGCCTTTGTTCATCAAACCCCCTCAAGTTACTAAACCAAAATAACCAACATAAAATACGGACACTAAATTCCCGCCATTTGTTTCCTCGAAAATCAGTCCATCTGTGGAAAAATATTTCTAATGGCAAAGCCCAAATTTTAGGTGTAAACATAATTTTCATCTTGTCTCTTCCAACCCCTTTCTCTGGTGTGGTGTGTAAAAACACTCTACCAGTTGATTAAATTCTGTAACCAATTCAGGATGTTTCTCTTTTAATACCGCACGAAACGCCTCAACAGTATTGCCCCAGATGGCGAAGTCCTGCCTCCCGCTTTCTGGTTTCAGATAAAGGAGAACACAACCAATATCCTTGTAGTTTATATTAACATCTTTAAGTTCCATAACCCCACCGTTTCGCACTCTCTTTTATAAATTTGTAAATATTGACCTTTAGGTCTTGTTCTATAAACAGAAAAAATTGTTTCAACTTTGTTTGAGGAACTAAAACATCCAAAGTAAGTTCATTGGTGGCCAAAGGGTAATTTACATTAACCTTCAAATGTCTTGCCTCATCCAAATAAAGACAACTTACCAGAATATAATGGGCCTCAAACTCCTCCATAAGTTTGTCTTGTAGCCCCAATATCTGTTGCTTAACTGTTAGTTTTCCCATTTCCCAATCTCCAGATGAGATAGATAACAACTAAAAAATCTACCATAAGTTTTAGAACAAGCCAACCAATAGTAGTTAAATCGGTTTTTGTCATTAGAAATACTTTATATCTGTCCATTTAGTGAAGTCGGCCTTGCGGTTTTTAGGCCAATCGGTGGGTAAAGAACCAAAATACCCTCCGATATTTATTAACCAAATAAAGGGATTTAAAATTTTAAGTAGTTTTTTCATTTTATCTTCTCAATTCTTTGGATACAACCATAGGGTATTACCGTATAATCACATTGTTGTCCCCCATCGTGTCTGTTGTGTGCAATTATAATCCACTGTATTTTTTTATTCTCTTTATGACATTCTTGGTAATATCCAACGGTTGTGCAAAGAGGTGGTCTGAGATTCTTGAGTTCACTTATATTAGTCCACGTTGGAACTGATTCTGTATCAAACCAAAATACTTCAACAAGTTCTCCCCTTTCAAGTTTTTTTCTTTTCATAAATCCATTCCCAAGTATAATCACATTTACAATCGTTGTTTACTGCAATTTTATTTCCTTCCTGAATTACTAAACACCCATCACCATCCCAATACCACCCAATGTGTATATTCCCCTTTGTAAAGACAAAGAAGCCACCTCTTTCATCCCCATTAAAATATCCAGAAAGTTCTGCCAGTTTTTTCCAAATAGAAGAATCTTGGGATAGCTTAATAAAACCTTTTTTTAATTCAAAAGTTGAGTAACAGCCGTAGGGTTTATGAAATCCTGTCATTGTCATACAAGGTTTGTCAATGAAGCAATACTCTCTTAGAATTTCACCAAATTCATTTGGGTCTGTAATTTTTTGGGTATCAATTTGTATTATCATTATTCACCTAAGTTATCCACAATCTTTAAATCCACAGGAAATCCAACACTCAATTTTACTATATTTTCCATTATCTCTTTCTCTGCTTTTCCACACATCTCGGCATATTCTTTTTTAACTTCTGTTGAGAAATCATCGTGAACAGTTAAAACCATCCTTGCTTCCCAATCAGGGTGTTCCTGATAAAGTTCTCTTACCTTTATCATAGCCATACGAAGAAAGTCTGCACACGCACTTTGAATCTTAAAGTTAAATGCCTGACGAATGGCTTTATCATTTATTTCTGTAAATCTTCTTTTACGTCCAAATATTGTAGAAACATAGTGGTTTATGATAAGTTCCTGTTTTGTTTCTCTTATGGCCTTTTTAACATCGGGATAAAGAGAAAAGAATGTATCTATCCACCGTTGGGCCTCATCCTCACTTACATTGTTATTGGCAGCAATACCCCTTGCTGTTGAACCATAGATAATTGGGAAGTTCACACCATTCTTCCCAATATGACGTTCTTTCTTGTATTTCTCTCTGGCCAAATCATTTTGTTTTGTTCCCTCTATAAATTCTTCATTAGTCAAAGAAAGAAGAAAACATCTATTAGCGGTAAAAAGATGTAAGTCTAATCCACGTCTAAATGCTTCTACCATAATCGAGTCGTTAGAGACAACTCCCAACATTCGCAACTCCTGACCTGACCAGTCTTTGTTTACTAATTTGTATCCTTTTTCAGCTATAAAGAGAGAACGTATTTTGTTAGTGTCTTTATCTATCTCTTTTGGAAGATTTTGAAGATTTGGTTCAGAAGAACTTAATCTTCCTGTCTTAGTTCCACAATCATTGAAAGAAGTTCTTATTCTCCCGTCTGAATCCAGAAGTTCATAAATTGGTTGAACAAATGTAGCAAGAATAGATGAGAGAGAATTATACTCCAACATCAAATCTATGAATTTATGTTTTCCTTTAAGTCTGGCAAGAGACCTCTTTCCAGTTGAAGATTTTTTCTTTCCTGACTTTCCCCCCTTTGTTTTATAGGGAAGTTTTAGTTTAAGTTGTTCCTCTATGATTTTTCTAACTTGGTCAGGGGAATCAAAATTCACAGGAGAAGATACCTCTGTGTGGCCAAACAGAGTGGGGGTTTCAATCATTTTCATCCCAAGAGATTCAACCATTTCCTGTTCAAGTAAAATCTTTCTGGCTGAGAGAACATCATCAATTTCTTCCAATCTCTCAGTATCAACTTTAATCCCATTTTTATATAAGTCAATTAAAACGAACTGAAATGGCATTTCCGCCGAGTAAAAAAGTTTCTTGAAATCTTTTTCAATAAGTGGTTTCTCTTTTTCATAAAGTTGGTAAGTCCAAATAGAATCATTTATTGCATAGTTTTTAAACATTTCCGAGGAATAGCCATTTACAACCGCTTTCTTAAAGGTAAGAACTTTTTCCCTTGGAACTTTCAAAACTCGAACCGCCAACTCTTTCAAGGCACAGGAATCATTTTCATTAAGAAGATGGGCAGCAACCATTGTGTCAAAGATTCTGCCATCCCATTTTATTCCGGCCTGTTCTAAAACCCGAAGGTCAAACACTAAATTGTGTCCAATAATCAAAGAATCAGATAACCAACAAAGTCGAATTTCAAACTTAATGGTTTCCAGAATATTTATGTAATCGTTGTTGTTTTCAAGATTTATATAACACGCCTGTTTGCCATCACAGAAGGAAATTCCTTTTAGACTACAACCCCAACGGAGACCGTCTGTTTCACAGTCAACGACAAGAGTGGGGATGTTGGCTGTTCTAAACCACTCTTGAACTTCTTTACAGGATTTTGGGAAAGATTTAATCATAATCAAATTCACTTATTCCAAAACCACCTTCTGCATCATCTGGCCCATTGTAATCTTGCAAGTGTGCTAAAGCAGAAGTTCTTCCGGGTCTTTGATGTCCATTACAGTCAAAACAATAGTTATCATTATATAATTTTTCACTTGGAACTCTTATTGGTTCTCGACAACAGGAACAAAAGTCTCTAAAATACACACTGTTTTCAATGGATTTACCAAAGGTTTCTAATTCTTTCTCAGTCAATTTTTCTGGGTTCATCATTTATCCTTTCTGTCTATAGTATAACATTACATATAGTAAAAGTCAAGTGTTTTCTCAAAAAAAGTGTATATTTTATAATAAAAAATATTTTTAACCATAAGTCCTTATTCTATAATAAGTTAAGTAAAACATTCAAAAATATTTATATTTTTATGGTCTTACCCCCTTGACAAACAATAAAGGGCGTGATACAATGATACTGTAAGGAGAAATTCTGTAAAACTTTATGAAAAGAACTATTGACCAATTTGACTTAGAGGCCGCAAAAGAGGCCGATGCTATAGACAGAATGAGACATTACACCAAAGACCCCGAAAAAGCAAGTAAAAGTGGCAAAATCAATCCAAAAAGATTGTTTGATAGTATTCGATGCCACGATGTTGAATTATTAAGTCCTCAAAAGTATAGACATTTCAAAAGATTTGGATTTTACAATCAATACAGGCCGGTGAGAAATGAAAACAAGCAACCGGTGGAGACAAAATGCGAATAGGTGTGGGAATCTTAACTGACAGGACATACCCCAGAGGGCCATCTAATGGAGTAAAATATATCTTTGGCCTGTCCTTCCAATTTACTAAGATAACCAAAGTTGGCTTTGAGACCACACACAACAGAACGGATTCTTATCTGTATGATTATATTGTAAGTAACTAATAGTTTTATAAGTTACTATTATATCTTAGTAAAGCTGGGGTCTATCTAAAATAAAAGTTTGGTAACCAGTTAACAAACACTCATTTTTTGATTAAAAATTCACATTGTGAAAGAACTGAAATTTAAAAACAAAAAACCAACCCCCTTGGTTGCTTTTGTAGATGATGATGATTTTGATTCTTTAAATACCCAAAATTGGCATATAAGATGTGCTAAAAAGGGGGTATATTATGTGTTTAATAGTAAAAATATTGGATTACACAATATAATAATGGGGATAAAACAAGGTGGTGGGTTACAGGTTTATCATATAAACTACAATCCTTTAGACAACAGAAAGGAAAATTTAGAAATTGTAACCCGCTCTGAAAATATAAGAAAAAGAAATTCCTTTATTATGCAATATAGAGATAGGGGAATTGTAAAAGTTCGTTCTTTTCAAGAACGTCAAATAGAAAACCTCTTTATTTCTCTAAAAACAAGGGCGATATGAAAAAGGTTATTTTAATTGTATTAACTTTAATGATTATATCATTTACAAGTTGTCAACAATCTCATATCATAGTTCCTAATCCAGCCAACCCCTCTGACCCCAATTCTACTATGGAACTCTGGGGGGAGGCCGCTAATATCTGGATTCAACAGATGGCGGACAATGTGACCAATGAAGCCAGCAGGATAGAGGACTTATTCCGGTATAACGGAATAATGTATGCCGGTCTATTTATTATTTTACTTGGCGGGGTTCTCTTCGCCCTTCTCACTAAAAGTTCTTGGATGTGGTATATTCCAATAACAGCGGGGGGTGGACTGTTGACACTTATATTCATAGTCCAAGCAGTTTTGTATATAAAATGGATTTTCCTCACAGCACTGATAGTTCTCGTTGGGATTTTTGTATTTAAAACGTGGCAGTATAAGAAAAGAGAAATTGTGGCATTACTCAAATTAGAGGAGAAAAAATAATGCAACCTGTATTTTTGGGGTTAAATGTTGTTGGTTTGTTGGTTTTGATTTTCCTGATAAGTGTTGGTGTTTATGACATTTATTTATCTCAAACAGGAAAAAAGACAATTACTCAAAAAGTTCACAGGTGGTTTCCACGATGGGGAGATGCTATTGTTTTGTGTGGAATTATGATAGGGATTTGGGCAATTCTTGGGCCAAACTTTTTTGTAACTGTCCTTTGTGGTTGCATTATAGGACATTTATTTTGGGGGGCAGACTAATATGAAACTACCAATTCTTGTGGTTATATTTAGTTTTTTGTTACTACTGATTTTAAAATTAACACACACTTGGAATTTAAGTTGGATATTGTTGGTCATATTAACGGCTGGCCCAACCCTTGTGGCAACTGGAATTCCTTATATCTTGGGACTCATTGCCTTAATTTACGGCCCAAAGGGATAATATGGCGTGGAAAGAAGAAAAACGTCAACATAAGGTTAGAAGTGATGCCAAATGGGACTCAAAGACCGCTGGTATTGTGGGCAGGGCATTGGCCTTTGGTATGACTTATACTGACATTGGTTATCTTCTTGCTGTAAAAGGACACACTATTCAGGATTGGCAACAGAGATACCCTAAGTTTGCTAAATCGGTAGAGGAGGCAAGGGAGGCGGTTAAATCTATTACAATCGCACAGATGCTTCGTTGTGCGTGGGGATATTCCGCCGAAAAAAGAACTGAAAAATTTAATGTTTCTATTGATGAGTTGGGAAATGAGGTTTCTACAGATGATAAAAAAGTTGTTACAGTTGTAACAGAACATATTCCGCCCAATGGTGATTTACTTAAATTTATTCTATTAAACAGGGATTCTGAAAACTGGAAAGACGTTAAAAGACTGGATGTTAGGTCAAACAATTCAAATTTATCAATAACTGGGGATATTGAGGCAGAACAAATTGAACTGTTGGTTGGAAATCTACGAAAACAAATAAACAGTAAATGTGTGGAGACAGATGGAACAGACAATATTACAAAAAAGAACGAGGAACAAGGAGAAAGCAAAGGAATACAACAAGAAATACTTCTTGAAAAATAAAGATAGTATAAGAGAAAAAAATAGAATATACTACAATAACAATAAAGTAGCACGTAGGGCAAGTTGTAAAAAGTGGATAGAAAATAACAGAGAAAAATATAACGCTTCCAACAGAAAAAACCAAAGAAAAAATAAATTAAAAGTAAAGTTTGGTTTGGTGGGAGAGGTTGCTGACGAGATATTAGAAAAGAAAAATGGTTTTTGTATGATTTGTGGTAAAAAGGAAACGCACAAAAATCATAGCGGTATTCAATCCCTATCTGTTGACCACAACCATATTACAGGGAAGTTTCGTGGTTTGCTTTGCAATCACTGTAATGTTGCTTTGGGGCATTTTTTAGTTGATAATGGTGAGGGGGTTGATTTACTTTGTTCAGCAATTTCTTATTTGAGAAATAATGATGAACTTTACAAAGATTGATTCCCCCGAACTTTTTTTCCAAAATATTCCCAAAAGTTTGGATGAAAATATTGAATTTCGTAAGAATCTTCATAGGTTGCTTGCAAAGGATACTGAATTTCAAAAAACATTTTTACAACTATGTAAAGCTGACCCAAGAATAATGTTCAACGCCGTTTTTTGGGTATTTGAGCCGAGACCCCCAATAGGGCCAAGAAATTTTCCATTTATTTTGAGACCTAATGAGGAAGATGCTCTTTTAAAAGTTAATAAGTGTGTTAATGAGGGGCGTAGTGCTGCTATAAATAAAACAAGGGAAGAAGGTGCTACTGAAACTTTGATGAAATATTCCACTTGGAAATTTTTACTTTTTCCTGAGACAGTAATTTTGTGGGGGTCAAGAACAGAGGAGTTGGTTGATAAATCAAATGACCCAATGACTTTGTTTGCAAAAATAGATTATGCAATAAAAAACCTACCCCCGTGGTGGAGGGGCTTATTACATCTTGAGCGAACTTTTAAAAATATTCGTAACTTGGATAATGGAAGTTCTATAAATGGAGAAGCCACTTCCGCACATTTTGGGGCAAGCAAAAGAGCAACATTTGTTGGTTTGGATGAATTTGGACAAGTTGAACCACAAGTGGCTAATAGTATTGAATTTAGTGTATTTTCTGTTTCTAATTGTATAATCTATAATTCTACTCATTTTTACGGCCCTACCCACGCATTTGCAAGAGTGTTGGATAAACCCGGAATTGAACGAATAACTATGATGTGGTATAATAATCCGGTTAAGAATGAGGGACTTTATGAGTCAACAAAAGTGGGGGAAGTTACTGTTTTAGATAAAAAATACTATTTGGAAAAACGGCCTGAAATATTTACAACAATGGATTTGAATCAACCCTTCGACTATCTTGAGTTTAGTAAAAAATGTTCTGATATTGTTTTTATTGCTGATGGGGGTGAGAAGCCCCCTATATCCTGTAGAAGTCCTTGGCACGATAAAAAAGAATTAGAGTTGGACAATTATAGAAGTCTTTGTATGAATCTTTGGGCCTACCCAACAGGGGCTTCTGATATGTATTTTGATGCTGTTGTCAACAGTAAAATACGAAGAAAATTTTGTAAGCCGTCAAAAATTGCGGGTGAAATTGTTTATTCTCTGGAAGATGGTAAAGTTGTTAAACCCATTTTTAAACCTGAGTTTGGAAAAAAGCACTTTAGGTGGTGGGGGGAGTTAATAAATGGACGACCCAATCAGAACCACAATTTTATTGTTGCTTGTGATATTGGTTTTGGCACGGGTGCTTCTAACTCTACGGCGGAAATAGCGGATGTGAATACCAATGAATTAGTCGGGGAATATGTTACTGCTGAACACGACCCCGCCGATTTTGCTGAATTAGTTGCAGCTTTGGGTAGATGGGTTGGTGGTTCTCTTGGTGAACCTTACTTTATTTGGGAACGTAACGGTGGTGGTGGAAAGAACTTTGGTCGAAGATTGATGAAGCAGGGATTCAGGAGAGTTTATACTGATACCTCTGAGGACACCAAGACCAAGAAAAGAAAAAATAGATATGGCTGGACTTCAACTAAACAGACAAAAGATGATGTTCTTTATGGGTTGAAGGCGGCTTTGAAAGAATCTTTAAAGACACAAAAAACAAATAAGTATCTTATGGTTTACTCTGAGGAGTTAATCAATGAACTGGATACTTATATTTTCTATAAGACAGGCGAGGCAGATTCAGGTGAAATGGTGGATTTGTCCTCTGGTGCGAGGGCACGGCACGGAGACCGTGTTATCGGAGCGGCTTTGTTAATTCTTGGACTTCAATATAATATTCCTGCCAAGATAGAAGAAAAAAAAGTTCATCCAAAGAGTTGTGTGGGAACACGAATAGAAGAATTTGAAAAAGAAGAAATAGAAGCAAAAAGAAAATATCGTTCATTCAGGTATAATTGATGAAACGAACACCAAGTTTTAAAGATTACGAAAACCAGTCATTTGCATCAAGACTTCAAATGTTATCTCGTTACTGGCAAAAGAGCAATGAGGGGGCATTGAAGCACAGACAGAAAATGCTCAAGGCGTATGCCTCTGGGTATTATGATTCTGGTTACACCCGAAGGCACATTCTTAATTTGATTGACAGAGGGGTTTCTTCTATTACCCCTTTCTTGGTAGAGGGAGACCCAAGGGTTCTTGTTAAAACCGAGATTCCAAAGTTCAGGGGTTGGGCCTATACTATCCAACTGGCCTTGAATTTTCTTATAAATAAATTAAGTTTGGCTGAAAACGTATTGATTCCCGCCGCAATAAACTCGATGTTTGGGTTTGCAATAACAAGAAGTGCTTTTGAATATGACAGAACAATCTCTCTTTTAGATGAACCAATAAAGTATGGCCGTCCTATTGTGGAATTGATAGATGATACAGAATACATTGGGGATTGTTCGGCTAAACGGGTAAGTGATTTTACTTTTGAGGGGGATATTTACAGACTCCCTACCATCTATGCTAAAGATTTCTTTGCCAAGAAAGACAGGTGGGGACATCAGACGGCGGATGATATTACTTCTGATGGGAAGTTGATTGAACAGTATTCTCCACAGGAGATTTCTCAGATAGATTATGATAGAGACCGTCTTGCTTTAAGAAACTATACTACATTTATAGACCTCTATCTTTATGATGAAAACACTATAGTTACAATAATGCCACATGGGAAAAAGGCAAAGATTCTTCGGGAAGTAGAGTGGAAAGGGCCGGAGGGTGGGCCATATGATAAACTCTGGTATAAAGGATTTCCTAATGAACCAACCCCGCTTCCTCCAGCGTGGTCTTGGAATGACCTTGATGAGACTATAAATATTCTGATGGATAAGATGAAGGAACAGGCCGAAGCTCAAAAGGACATAGTGGCCTATTCTGCCGAAGCAGAAGAAGATGTAAAAAGAATGGTCAAAACACCAAACCAAGGGACGGTTAGGGTTGACAACGTAGATGCAATGAAGAAACTTGAGTTTGGCGGGGTGAACCCACTTAATTACCAATGGGTAACTTTTGCTGAACAACAGTTTACCAAGTCCGCTACTCCTAGTTCGGATGTGATAGGTGGGAGAGGTAGTCAAGCCCCCACACTTGGACAGGAACAGTTGATTTTCTCCAACGCAACGAGAATTATCAATAATATGTATAATCGTTTTCATAGGTTTACGGTTTCTATTATTCGTAAACTGGCTTGGCAGTATATTACTGACCCAACAACTATTGTTCCCGTTGTAAAGGAAATTTCAGGTGTTGGTGAGTTTCCCGCTATTTTCTCCGATACCTACAAAGTTGGGGATTTCTACGATTTTGTTTTTGATATAGTTCCCTACTCTACACAGAGAACTTCTCCAGAAATGCAGTATCAGAGACTTATGCAGTTTCTTACCCAGTGGGTTCTTCCAACGGCTCAGATTGCTTCTGCTCAGGGGACTCAGATTGATGTCTCAACTGTGTCTAAGATTCTTGCTTCTTATATTGGGGAGACCTCTCTTAACCAGTGGTATAAAACTGCCGTTCCAAGTGAAATGGAAGGAATTGCCTACAAAATGCTTCCATTTGGCAAATCTCCGGGGCAGGGAAATGACTCAACGGGGGCTACGTTGGGCAGTAAAAATGCAAACCTAAATCGGCAACAAACACAGGAAGCACCACAACAGGAACTTAATAATATGATGGGAGTAAAATAAATGGCTGGAATGAATTTATTTCGTCAACAACTTTATGATAGATATAAAAAACAAGGTATGTCCGATGAGGACGCTTTAATGAAGGCAGATAGAATGAGTCAAGTTGGAGGACTTCCCAAAGGTGTTGGTGAAGCCCTTACTGATGTTGATAAGTATGGTGTGGTAAAAAAACCTGTGGAACAAACAGAGAAAAAACCCTCTTGGCTTGAGTTGGCGTGGTATGGAGAAAAATGGTATAGACGAAAAAAGTTAAAAGAGGAAAAAGGAAAGACAGTAAGAACATCGGCCACTGAAAGAGGTCTTAGTGAGGCCGGAATAACAGATACAGAAATGGCCAGACTTCGGAGAAGAAAATAATGCCAAAAGCACTGGAAAATAAATTGAAAAGAGAGGCAGCAAAAAAAGGATTTACTGGTGAGAGGGCAGACAGATATGTTTATGGAACTTTGAGAAAAACGGGTTGGACTCCCTCTACTCAAAAACGAAAAAAACTTTACAGGAAGAAAGGTAAATAATGGCCGCTACTCTCGCAATTAAACAATATATAAAAATTACTGGTCTCGGCGGTGGGGATGATGAGAGGAATTATGGGTTTACAGACTCTAATGTTCCTACTGAGGTTGTTCAGGGAAAACCCATAATTGGAAACTCTGCCATTTCTCTTGATTTAGGAAACATTGCTGCTGGAAGTGCTTGTTCTTTATATCTTGAAGCAATTTCTGGAAATGTTTATGTTACCCTTGGTTCTGCTGATGCAACTCCTTCTGCTACTTTGTCTCATCTTTATCTTTTACAGGGAACGGCGTGTATTCTTCCCCTGAATCCAAACGCAACAGCTATGCCGGGAATTAGACTTCTTGGTAGTGCTGCAACCGCACAGATTCAGTATATTTTGGTGGGAAAGTAATGTCAGAAGATTATAGATATTATTTTGAACGTGAGGATAATAAAGAATTAGTTAGTTTATCCTACAAAGAATTGGTTGATGAAAGAGATTGGGAACACAATGGCAAAGGAAGAACATTTATTATTTGTGATGATGAAATAAAAGCATTTGAACTTGATGATGATAAGGAAAGAAAGTTAAACAATAAAGGATTTGTCAACATTGGTTTTCAGGAGAACCCCCGTTGGTCGTGGGCAATGGCGGTGAATGTAGAAGATATTCCCAAGATGCAGAAACAATACCCCGACAGGGTTTATAATCTCAATACGGGGCAACTGTTGGTAAAAAATCGCACGGAGAAAAAAAGATTGATGAAAGAACATAATATGGAGGAACATTAATGATGTTGCGAAGAATAAATCTTGGTAAAAAACAAGAAAAACCTCAAGAAATTTCTTCATCAAATGAGAATAGAATTATTTATCCGACATTTTGTATTTATGATAAAAAGTTGCCCATCGAGTCAGACGATGTTGGTAAAATTTTTACTTGTCAGGTTAAAATGGATTTTGTTGGTATTCGTGAAAATACGGACAAAAAAAAGTCAAGTTATAGTTATGATTTTGAAATAAGAGAAATTGTTTTTGGAGACAAAACAAATGAAACCAGTTCCGAAAAGTTTGAAAAATGAAGTGAAGTGTGAAGGTTGCCATACAGGATTTCGTCCTGAGCCAAATGAGAAAGGTCGTAAGTTCTGTTATGGTTGCGACCCCAATAACGAGGGCAAAGTTACGGTTGTTGTTGGAAAAGGTGAGGAAGTTATTTATGAGGACAGGGCAGGAAAGATGGGAACAGCTATTGAATCATTGGAGAAACGGGTCGAGGCATTGGAGAAAGCAAAGGAGACAAAGTAAATGGCAGAGATAAAAGAGACAGAAAATCAGGATGAATTGGTTGATACTTCTACAGCAGAGGAAGGTAAAGAAACCACAGAGGTTAAAGAAGAAAAACCAAATATGAACCTTGACGGAACTGCTGCTGGGCCGTCTAAGGGTTTTCTTGAAAAACTAAAAGATAAACTTACGGGGGTTAAAGAAGCAAAGGAAGATACCGTTGTTGAACCCACCGATGAGTATGGTGAGGAAATCAGTCCTAACTTTATTGAGTCAGCAGGAAAAGCAGGGTGGACACCAGAACAAATTATAGATTATGCCTCTGATAAATCAAATGAAGATTTGGATTCTTCTATTGATATTCTGTTTAAGAAAGAAGTAGAGGTAAAAGTAGAACCTCCGGTTGAACCTGAGAAGAAGGAAGCTGGAGATATTACTATAGAGTCTTTATCAGCAGAATTAACTAAAACGAGAGAGGAATTGGACACCCTAAAGCAAGGTTTAGGCAAAGTTCAGGAAAAAGACTCTCTTAAAGAATCTGCTGGTAAATTGACTATGGCTAATGGGATGTTTGACGAGTTTGAAAAATCATTCCCCGTTTTTGGCAAGACAGAGGACTTACCCAAAGTTCCCAACGGGAACGGACAGTTAGTGCCTACTGACCCCGCCGTAAAAGCCAGAGGTGAAGTATGGGAACGTGCTGTGAGGTTGTTCAAGGCCGATGAATCTTTGTCCTTTAAGGACGCTTTGACCGAATCTTTGGAAATGTATGAAGGCAAACATTACAAAGACAAAGTTAAAGATGATGTCATTAAAGGTATGAAGCAAAAGTCGGAACAGTTGACACCCAAGAAAAGCAGAAAGAATGTTGTAAAGACTTACGAAAGTGAGGAGGATAGAAAAGCTGCTGTCGTTAGAGATGCGGCTGAAAAAGCTGGCGTAAGTTTGTAAAATTTAAGAAAGGGAAAGAAAATGGATGTGTCTTTAGACCAAGCAATCGATATAACCAACGGCACTCTACAGGACATTCGTAAGAATAGTTGTCCTATGACTTATCTTTACAGTTCCTACGCTCTCTTTAATTCGTTCTGGAAAAACAGGATGAAACTTGAGGGTGGAAAGAACATAGAAAGATATATTGCCCTTGGTGATGAAGGTAATGCTGGACATAAGAATAGATGGGCTGATGATACTCACGTTGTAAAGAATATTACCAAGAAATACACAACTGAGTGGCGGTTTGCAAAAGGTAACTTTAGTTACAACTGGCCTGAAATGGATTTGAATAATGGCCAAGCCCAGATTTATGATGTATTGAAGTTGAAGTATAACAACGCTTTGAGGGAAATGGTTGATGAGATATACAAAGCGATTGTTACTACGCCGACATCCTCAACCGATGAGAACAATCCAATCGGTATTCCGGGTTATGCCCAAAATTAAAATCTGACCCGGTTAAATTTCGTAAATTGCTGGAAACTCCTAATACCTTTTAGACTAACGAGGTTAAAATTGAAAGGTTGGAACAATGGACAATCAGCAGGTAAGTTCAAAAGAAATAGATTTTTCGTGGTTAGCGGCTGCTATTGAAGGGGAAGGTAGTATTTCCTTTCATATTGGAGCACACATAAAACGAGGTGGAAGTCCTACTGAGATTACTCCAATAGTTTGTGTTTATAACACAGACTGGCAGTTTATTGATGCTTGTTATAAAGCTGGTTGTTATGTTACTGGTGGCTATATAACACATCGAAGAAGAGATCCACGACACAAACCAAGTTGGACGCTAACTTGGCAAGGTGTAAAGCGTTGCTCTAAATTATTAGAGGCAGTTTTGCCGTTTATGAAGTCTGGTAAAAAAAGACAGGCAGAACTTCTTTTAAAGTATTTAAAGAGTCGTCTTACAAAAGGACAAGGAAAAGGTTACAATAGAATATCATCTGAGGAGTTTGTTATGTTAATTGAGATTAGACGACTTAATAATAAAAATGACGCTTCTTTTGAAAAACTTCAGAGACTATACACGGAACAGTTTGGTAGAGAAAAACTGATGATATAGTCCAAGCAATAGAAATATTGTAGGGATAAGTTTTGGCACAAATAATTCTACTGGTGGGTTTACTGGTTACACTGGACATTACAACGATGGTAGTGCTACTTCCTTTAATAAGGGTGGTATTGCTTGCACATCTGCTGTAAATCCTCGATGGGCAAATTACTATGCCGACCACGCAGGGGATTTGGATGATAGTCTGTTGGTAATTTTGGATAGGGCTACTCGTAAGTTGCACTTTACAGGCCCAACTGCTCCACAGGCGTTACCAGACCCGACTACCAATGCGAAGTATTCACTGTATTCCAATGACTCTGTTATTGGCTCAATAAATCTTCTATATGCGAAGTCAGACGACCAAATGGGATACCGAATTGGTTCTCACTTTGGAGTTCCTGTATTTAAGGGAATGGCTTTTGAGTATGTTGATTTATTTGACACGGCGGACACTGACACCTATGGAACTGACCCGATTTTTGGACTGAATCACGAATTGATTTATCCTGTGGTTCATTCGAGTTGGGACTTCAAGGTAAGTAAACCTTCGCCAAGAGATGACAATCACTTGGTGTTGTCAACTTACATTGATTTACAGTATTGTATCGTGGGTGAGAATCTCAGACACGCCGGTTTCTTAGTGAACCAACAGTAGAAGTAAATAGTAAAACGTGAGGGCGGGATGGAAGTCCTTATCCTCTGAATAGGGCCAGTCGGGGCAACGTAACGGCTGGCTCAACGTAACTTTTTAGAAAAGGGAAATTAGAATGAGTAATGTAATGGGATACGGTCAAGATACAATGGCCGTAAGAAAAAGAGTTTATTTTGAAGATGCTACCACAGTTTATCAAGGTATGCCTGTTTGTTATAATCAGGATACTACAGATAATATCTCTGGTTGGAGTAAATCTTCTGATGCAGAAGGAACTACAACTGCCGAGGGGTATCAAAATGAAGGTAAGTTCCTTCGTGTTGAAGCACCATCAGAGACTAATGCAAATTGGCACGCAGGAGCGGTTTGTGCCGGTTCGTGGGTAGGAAAAGTTGGCCCAATGTGGTTGGATATTTACATTCCCAATGGGGCAATTGTTCCCGTTAGAACCAACAAGAACTGCACAATAGGTGATGAACTTGGAATGGCTTCGGGTGCGGTTTATTATGCTGGCCCAACGGGGGATGGAGACCCCTATTCTTGTGCTATTTGTATGGAAACAGTAAATCGTTCCAGCATTAACGGATTGGTTCTTGCCAAGTTGTTCCAAACTGGTGTAACTCTTTCTGGTTTGAGTGGATTTTTAATGCCTACATCTTATCAGAATGGCAGAAGTTATGGTTTTACCGTTGCCGGTGATAACTTCTTTAAGGGTGTGGCGGGCGCTCAGGAATACTTAGTTCACTTCCAAGGGACTAAATCGGTTGCATCAAGTGGTGATTGTTACGGCGGTATTTTAAAAATCGCCGGTGAGAATGAAGCAACCAATGCCACAAGTTATATTTTCCGTTCTTTGAATGTTGCTTGTAATAACAGTGGCACACTTTACCGAATTGAAAGTTTTCTGGGAACGAAGAATGATGGTGGTGGTGTTGCTACTAATGTTATTGGTTTAAGCATTAAGGTTGAGAATTTTGGAACTTGCACAGGAACGGGAACGGTTCTTGGTGGGATTGACATAATTCTCTGTAATGAGGGAACTGTTGCTGAAACAGAGTTTGGTATTCGTGTTAGAAATGAAAATGCCTCTCTGGCAACAGAAGTAAATGCTGTTTTGAAGGTTCAGGAAACTGGAGCAAACACAGGGTTTACCTATCTGTTGAATGTTGACGCTCTTGCAACAATTAGTGCTTATGCTTCGACTGGCAATGCTCCCGCTTTGGCAACTGGTGATATAATGATTCCAATTTATATTGCCGGTGCAACAAAGTATCTTGTAGCTTTTGCGGATACTGGTGTGTAATTTGATTAGGAACGGGGAGGATGTTCCTCCCCTTCCTTTTATTTTTTAAAGGAGACAGATATGAAATTGTTAGTAACTCAGGTATTAAAACAACGCAACGGTGAGCCAATTAAAGATGGTGATAGTCAGGGTAAAATAATTGAAGCAACCTTGAGAATGGCTATTATCAATGCTTTGGAATCAACTTTAGAATCAGACAAAAATGAACAACCAATAAAGAAATATGAACGAAGCAAACTGGCTGACAGGGTGTATGAGAACAATGAGGTTGAGTTGTCTGTGGAGGAGATTGCACAGATAAAAGACCGAATTGGTAAAGTTTATAATTCCTACATTGTAAAACTATGTTGGGATTTATTGGAAACAAAATAGGACGGGAAATTTAAACCTGTCTCCGGTCAGTGAAGTGGTAAGATTAAAGGTGGGCAGGTTTGCCACTTTACCTGTTCACCCACTGACTTTATAAGGAGTGATATGAGTTCATTGGAACTTTCGTTTGCTGAGATATATAACAAGACCTCTGAGGTTTATGGCACAGGTTCTGCCCCCACCGGAACAGACCTGACTAATGCAAAGGCAATGGTCTATCGTGGATATAGACAATTTCTATTTCCAATAGATAAAAGAACAGGCAGAAGGCATATTTGGTCTTTCCTAAAAAGACATCTTGTATTTTTAACTCAATCGGGTCAATGGCAATATGAACTTCCCATAAACTTTAAAGAGACAGATGGATTTTTCTTTGATAAGGATACTGGTTATTCTTCCCCTAAAAAGGTTTCTGCACAAGAGATTTTAAAAATGCGGGCGTTGGGAACAGAATCAACCTATCCCTCTTTTTATGCTTTGGTAAGAACTCCCTATGACGCAACAACGGGAGCAAGTTGGCAGGTGTGGTTCTATGGAGAGCCAGATGATTCTTACAGGATTCACTGTTTGTATATTATCAACCCTGAGAAACCCTCTGCAACTACTGATGTTTTTGTCGGGGGGGTGGAGGCGGCAGAGGCCATACTTGAGAGTTGTCTTGCAATTACTGAAACGGAAGGAGACGAAAAACAGGGTGTTCATACAGCGGAAGCAAACAGGTTAATACAGACACTTATCCAGAATGATTTTGTTGATATTCCAGACACGGTAGGAAAGATGTTAGATGTTGGTATTTACGAAATAAGAGGAGGACGATTCCTCCAGAAACTCACAGAAAGTGATGTTTACCAAGAATAGGATTATTATTTTACAAAGGGAATAGTTGGATGTATCCCGAAAGAAAGGTGAAAGATGAGTAGTGGAAATTGGGAATTAGAGAAAAAGAGAAACTATGAGTTGAAGAAGAAAAGAGTAAGTGCGGCTTATACCATTAAGACTGGACTATCCTCACACAACGGGATACTTGACAATCCAGTTTGCGTGTATAATCCCGCAGATGATATTGCTATCACTCTGCCAGATGGCTCTTACATTGGACAAGAGGTGTTGGTTGTGGTAGAAGCTAATACATCCGATAAGGACGCAACTCTTACGGTTACCACTTCTGCAAATGCAAGTGAGGATGTTATTACATTGGAAGCTGCTGGAGAATATATAAAACTTCTTTGGAATGGAACAGATTGGGATGTTGTATATTATGAGGGTTGTAGTTTAGCTTAAGGAGTAAAAAATGAGTAGAAGTGGTGGATATACCATTGGGTCTCAAACCCATTGGAGAGATATTGGAAGTATTACTGCTTCACACGCAGAATTGACAGTAACCACAAGGGCTGTTGCAACTGCCGAGGCATTGGGTTCTACCTATCTGGTTTCTGTAAAACCAGATGGGAGACCTGCTGCTCTATTGTTTAGATTTAGAACTGATGGGTCTAATGATGGTAGTTCTGTTCTTCAATTATATTCTGCAAGAGGAAATGACTATTATCATAAGATTGCCCAACTAACAATACTTCAAGGACAACAACTACAAACTGGGTTAATATATTTTGTGGACACAATAACTCCGGCCAACGAAGATACTTTGTTTGACGGGGAGGAAGTAAATCTAACAGACCAGATAGCACACTATTTTGTTAGGACTTTTGCTTGTGATAGATTTTTGTTTCTGGCAAGCACTCTTACTCCCACGACCATTTATATTGATGTGGCTTACCTTTATGAATAGGTGAAATGATGGCAACTAAATTTTACAATAGTCGCCTCCGTATCACCGATTCAGGAGGTGCGGTTAGGGTAACTATTGCTTCCAACGTAGGTCAGGGAAATGGTGGAACTTCCCTGCCCTGTAAGGGTTGCTTCGTAGGTGCTGCGGCTGGAAATACATCTGTTGTGGTGATGAATATTGGAGTTGCTGCCTCAGCATCTTTGGGAATAGAAGTTCCTAAATCAAATGCAGGAGGTGGAATGTTTATACCAGTGGATGACGTGAGTTCCCTATACTTTTATGGTGCTTCTGACAACGATGTGATAAATTTACTATATTTTACCTAAAAGGTTTATATGGATTTAACTCCTTATTTAGTTGCCCACTGGAAGATGAACGATAATGTTGCTTCCACAGTCGTTCTCGATTCAAGTGGCAACGGTTACAACGGCACTGCACAAGCCAACACCAATACACTTGATACCACAGGGAAAATTGCAGGTGCTTTGACGTTTAACGGCACTACGGATTATATAGATACTGACCAGACTTTTGAGTCGGTTTTTCAGAACAGTTTTGCAATAAATTTCTGGTGCAAACCGACAGATGGTCAACCTGCGGCCTCGCAGTATATAATGACTGATGTTGATAGTGAAACAGGGTGTGGCATTGAAATAGTTCTTATAAATAATGGCCTAATTACTGGTGATTGGGAAATAGGTGGAAGTTCAAATCAAATTAATTCTGTAACTACTTTCCCAGATGGGCAGACAGAATGGACAATGATAACCGAAGTTGTGGAAAAAATATCATCAAGTTTATGTGCTATTCATCTTTACATCAACGGAGAATTAGAAGCAAGTGCAGACATCAATGAAAATATGGCAGGTCTTGTAATATCGGAGGCTACTTTGAAAATTGGTTTTATGGAATAATAAAATTTTCTGGTTCTCTCGACGACGTAGGGTTATTCAGTCTTGTCGGTATTCCATACACCACACAGGAAATAGTAGATTTTCTTTGGAACGGGGGACAAGGGACGGAAGATTTAGTTTCAGGCGGTGGAGAAATGTTAAGTATCCCTCACATTATGCAGTATATGGAGTAAGGAGAAATAAAGTGGAGTTTTTACTTCCGATTCGTGGGAAAAGTCTGGGGATGCCCCAAGACAAGCAACCCCCTCTAACATCTGGTTACTTAAACAATGTCCGCCCAAGGGATGTTCTGGAAAACAGAGT